GCGGAAAAACAGAAGACGTACGCAAATACGTACTACGCTAACAATAAAGAGACTGTAATCGCGGCAAGTAAAGCCTCTGCCAAGGCGTATAAAGATAAATGGCGTAGCTTTAAAGCTACATTATCGTGCATAAAGTGTGGGCAGAACCACCCAGCTACGTTTGACTTCCACCACGTAGACAGCAGCACCAAAGAAGAGTCAGTAAACAAACTGCTTAAGAACAGGGCGTTTAAACGGGCTATGGAAGAAATCAAGAAATGCGTTGTGCTCTGCGCTAACTGCCACCGCATACATCACCACGACGAGCGTATTGCTAAGAAAGCTAAAAAGAAAAAAGGGGCCGAAGCCCCTTAGTATCACTTGTTGTCAGCAGCTTCTGCGGCAGCCTCAGTCTCAGCACCGTCTAACTCTTCTTCGGTGTCATCTTCAAACTCATCGCCAAGTACAGTCGTGGCTTCGTACTCAACAGCCCAACCGTAATGTTCTTGAAACTCTACAAACTTCTGAAAAATTTCAATCATGTCAAAGTCGTGAGTCTCAATAGACAACTTGTTGTTACCAAAGTAACCAAATTCCATTTCAAATTTCATAATATACCCCTGTGTTTATGCAGCCACCGCGACTACAAATCCATCGTAGACTAAATCTATGACAAATGAAAGGCTGAGTATTTTTGTTAACACTTCCAAGCGCGCAGTGATTTATTGATTCGTGAGTCGGGGTCTTTAGCCGTCTTCTCACTGGTCAACTTTTTCTTCATTCCTTCCATGCGTGCACAGAAAGAATCTTTGCGTGAACCGCCTTCAGGTTGTGGTGCCTTTAATCCGGGTTTACCCGGATTAGCTTTGTTGTACGAAGCACGTCCTTTGGCGTTTAATCCGCCTTCAGGGTTCTTGCCTTCCTTACGTTGCCAAGCTGGTGACTTTGCCATAACTTTTCCTTACTGGTTAACTTGTGCTTCAACAAACCTACGATTTGATTTAGTGGTTTCTACACCACCAACAACACCACGTTCACGCTTGCGTGCTTCCGCTGGTGCACGGAACAACTCAGACATTGACTGACGCTTGTACCCGTTCCTAACTCTCGACTCTTGCAACTTCTGCCAGTCATCGCGAGCCTCAGCCATTGCTGCTGGGTCACTTGCTCGAGAGCCTTCAACATAACTCGCTTTAATTTCGCCTGCACGTGAGGCATAAAACTTATCAAATTCGGCAACCACTTTCTGAGTGTATTGTCTGTCAGTAATGGTCGTAGTGGGGAGACCAACAGCTTGGAAAGCAGCATCAATCATGCTGATCTCTTCAGGCTTCATCACCAAGTCCCCATTTCGCATCGTAATGCCTTCAGTGGCAAAGCGGTACGACTTCATTACGTTACCTATACCATTAGGTAACGCCATCTCTAAGCCCTTATAGTAGTTGCCCTTGGACATCATTCCAAGCGCGTCAACGAACTTCAGTCCTAAACCGGCTGCAGGGCCCATCATTCCCACAATCATCTGAGCTGCATCTGCACGAGACGTTAAGTTGAAATCCACGAACGGACCAAATGGAGACGCAACGTTTTCCATGGACAAACGCTTACCAATGGACTCTAGTCCAAGTGCGGCAGGGACACCACGAAGCAACAGATCAGCCACGGCATCGTTACCTATCATGCGTCGTAACTTATATTCATAATCATCGGGCTCATCTTCATCACCGAATATGCTAGACAAGATACTTGCGGCTTGAGACACAAACGGTACACCCAAAGCACCACCAAGTACAGCCATATGCGCAGTAATGTACTTCAACGATGCACGGGCAATTGTTCTTTCTTCCGCACTAGCACCCTTAAACGAAGTGTGTATCAGCTTGGCAAGCATGGACAGCTGAATGATTTGGAAGCGTTTGAATTGCAGCAAGACCTTAGCACCGCCGCTCTGCAGGATACGAGGCGTATTAAATCCATCGTAGTTACCATGCGTGTTGGATACCACTTCGGCAGCAAAGCGAACACCATCAGCACCGGTAGCACCTTTGTATCGGTCTGTGTACCCACGGTAGGCAGCGATGGCAGCTGTGGCGCGGTTGATTGCTTCAATACGTGTATTAACACCTTGTAGCTTAAACATAACTTTGCCAAGCACACCTTGCTCATCTGTACGTGCTCTGGCTTCTGCATCAATACCAATGTCGATCTTACCCATGCGGACAAGTTCCTTGAGCATAAACCGTACATCAGCTGGAGCTTTGTCAAAGTCAATGGGATCATTAATACCCAGACCCGCTATAAGCCCAGACATGTCGTTGTAAGCCCGCTTGATAGCACGAGCTGAACGGAAGTAGCCAAGACGACCTGCCATGTAAGGCAAAGACAACACAGAAGTCTGAAGCACCTGCTGAAGATAGTACGCTGGACTGGTTGATAAGTTCCACAGCGTTGACATACGTAACAGGTTCTGCGTCAACACACCGGGTTGTTCATACTCCATGCTGTCGGCATAGCGGGTGTACAGTTCATTGTACAAAGGCATGGCGTCTTTACGGTTTCTACGAGCTTCATCGCGCATGGCTTCTAGTGCATCATTCAGCTCGTCACTGCGTTCCATCGTAGCCAAGAAGTGTGCATCAGCACGACCACTGGTAGCCAAGTTGCGCATCATGTTCTTATCTGCACCGGAAACATTCTTACGCTGGAGTTCAGAACGACGTGCACTAGATTCAGCCACTGTCATCAGATACAGGTCAGAAATGGCTTTGTCTAATCTAGCATCAGTGGAATCAGATTGGCGTTGAGCCAAGTTGCGCAAACGGGCTACAGCCATGTGAACGTCAGAGTCACCAATATAGGAAGCGCTTGCTTCTTTAATACCGGCATCTTCGGGTTGCACATCGTATTGACCAGTAGCTTGCAGTTCAGCAGCAATGTCATCAGCTTCACCTTGGGTCTCAGCAAACTGGACTACGTAGTGAATCGGGTTAGACACATTTTCTTGCAACCAGTTCTTGGCTTGCTGCGGGTCACCAATGATGGAGTCGCCTCTTGCACTAGAGCGTGTACCAGTGGCAGCCTCTTCGTAAGCAATGAACTCTTTGGACTTGGCAACCACAACGTAGTCACCATAGCGACCAAGGTACGCATATGGGTCAGACACATTCACGTTACGCAAGCTAGACATACGCTTGAGCACCTGACGCTTTTCTTTGTTCAGGCTTTGTAACAAGTCTGCATCGCTACCAGCAGCTTTAATGCGCGAATCAAACTCACGGTTTACTGCGTCCTCGGCAGCCTTTTGCTTAAGCTTTAGGGCTTCATGGCCATGACGGAACACATCTTTAATAAGCTGAGCAGCTGCAGGACTTTGCGCCTGAATTTTATTAAAGCGTTCTTCAAAGTCTGGGTCAACTTCAAACAGCTTAGTGCCTACTTGTTGTTCACCAGGATAGTAGCCCCACTTCTTCTCACGAGTGGAATCATGGATGTATTCGTTGACGCTACCTTTACCTTCACCTTTTAGGTTGGTGGGCAGCTTATCAAATCTAGACAGGATGTTTTCAATACGTTTTTCAAACTCTAAGCGTGTGCCTTGACGGGCGTATTGAGCTTGCAGATATTTGGCGGCAGAAGGCATGTACTTCTTAGCCATACCAATAACGTCTTCTGTAATTGCAGAGGCATACATGCCTCGTTTGGCAAGAGTCTTGATGTTAGTCCACTGACTACGAGCCGACTTCTGCAACGGCTTGGGTAGCGCACCAATTACTTGGTCGGCTGTGAACTCTCGCCCTTGGCCTCGGCTGTTGAACGGTCCTTCATCTGTTTGTCTATCTCCGCCATAAACTCCAGCCTCCCGTTGATTGCGGCGGGCGGTATATCGATTACGGAAGTCGATGGCTCTTGTTGCTGCAGTTGTGCTCTTCTGGATTTGAAGCGCTGTCGTTGTGCGAATGTCATTTATTACCTCTTCCAAGAAAGTAGCAGTCTTGGGTGCGACTGATGCAATGTAGTCTGTGTACTTTGGGTTTGTATAGATTGAGAAGATTTGGGCAAACAGTTCGCTTTCAATCTTGCCATTAGTATCTAAGTCGGTATGAACCTCGATGTTAAATGGGTAATCAAGAAAGGTCGTAAACGCTTTGTTGTTTTCATACAACGCAAACATTTCTTTGGCAACTTCACCAAAGGGGACTACTTTACCATTTTTAATCTCCACATTCATTTCAAGTTGATGTGAATACACACCGCCATGTGGGGCCATATCAACTGCATGAGCAACCTCGTGGCGGACTGTTTCAGCGGCATACGCTGGGCTTGACATTTTGGCAAGGTTTAGTACACCAATGTATCTACCGTTCTCAGTCTTAAGCTGCCCATGGAATGCGTCTTTGGAACGGTCATTAATAACTTGCCAATCAGATACAAAATCCAAAGCACCTTCTATGTCCATGTCAGCAAACTGTTCACGAACGTCGCTGATACCTTTAACCTCATCCTCAAGGTCAGAGAACTCCATGAACTTGGCGCTCTTACTATTAAATGACGGAGTCTGTTCTTCTTTACCCACAACGCTGCGGTCAGCACCAGCCACTTGAGTAGCAGACCTTACTGGCGTAGTTACTGTTCTAGTAACTGGTTGCACACCCTCACGTACTAATCTGTCATCAGCAACGTTTCCAGTAATGAAGTCATTGACTGTGCTTTGTACGTCAGGAACAACAAACAGTTTAGAACCATCCATGTTGTCACCGTACTTGGTAATCAACTCACGGTAGGTTTCTTTGTCTACGTTAATGCAACCAAACGAATAGCGGGAATCAGCAGCGGACTCGCTTTTCAAAGCAGCAGCACGTTGGGGGGCATCTTTTTCTTTGAGCCAAACCGAGTGCATGAATGTAACGACCGCATCTGGGTCTTCTAAGGCAAACACTTTACCGAAATCATATTCTCCAGCGGTTTTAGCGGCATTACCACCCTTGGCTGCGTCAATGATTTTGATGCCAAACAAACCAGCGGGAGTAACACGGTTCTGTGGCAAGTCGTTATTGCCTTTGTATAAATCACCCTTGGCCAGACCAAATAATGATTTCTTTTGGAGAACAAAACTTCCATCAGATTTAAATACAAAAATACGTCCACTAGGCTTGTCAGCAATGGTAATGAACTTGTTACCGAGCTTGCCTTTCAGGGCAGGGATCAAACGCTCGTAGGCTTGTTTACCAGCATCAGACATCATGGAAGCTTCAGCAGGCACTGTAGCCAATACTTGTTGCTGTGTAGTCTGAGTCTCTTGCGGAATCACAATAAAGGATTCAACTTTAGAAATTGCTGTGGGGTTAAAGACCATTGCGGCAGCCAACACGCCGGTATGGATTGCTTTGATAATGTCACGCACGGCAGCAGAGACAGCCTCTGCACCTTTGGTTGCGTACTTGACTACGTCTTCTTTAATCTTGGCAAGGAACTCAGCACTGTCACGCTTGACACCATAGTGCTTCTCTAAACGATCAACTTGTGGTGCTGGCAATGCAGCAACCTGCGGTCCAACTGTCTCATCAATGACACGAGCTTCAACGTCAATAACGTTGGCTTCGTTGGTTACCGCCTGAGTAGTTCCATCAACGCCCGTTGCCTGAGGTCCTTGGTTGGCCAATGCTGTGCCAGCAGGTTGAGTACTCTCACCGACAATTTTGACAGCAGCAGCAAGGTTAGCTTGTCCACGGCGGACGAGATCATCCCACCGAGTCTTTTCAGAATTTGTAAGAACGTCATATGGGGGCAACTCCGGTGCTAGTGTTGAAACGACTGCCCACTGTTCAGTAGGTGTCTTTATTTCTTCGGGCTTGGCTTCTTGCTTGGGCTCTGGTTTGACTTCAGCTTTTCCGGCAGTTTTGCCCCCTTGGGCGTTTCCTTGGCCCACCGCTTTGCCACCTCCGGCTCCTTCGCGAACAGAAACTTCCGTTGTGCTTGGCTTTTGAACGGCATTCGTTTTCTCCAGTTTGGCAGATTTAACAAGCAGTTCTTTGGTCTGCCCGCTTTGAAATTCGACAGTTACTCTGGTGTCGTCACCATTACCGGCAAAGCTTAAAACTTTACCGGTACCCAATTTGGGGTTTATGACTGTGTCACCAACGTCTAGCCCTTTGCGATCGGCTGCAGCTTTGGCACGTGCCTCGTCCACAACTTTCTTACGCTTGGCTACTTCAACTTCGTTGACGGTTTCTTCTTTTGGTTCTTCAGCTACAACTTCGCCCGTCAAGTCTGCCTCTTCTTCAGACTCTTGTTTGACAGTCTTCTCGCCTTTATTTGCTCGTTCTTTTTGGCTTTTTGCGTAAGCTGTCCAAGCATTTGCCAAGGCGGTTACTGCTTTTTTATCCTGCGGATTCTTGTCTACAGCAGCCTGCAGCTTTTCTATTTTGGCTAGTGCGGCAGTACCTTCACTATCAACAGCACCTTGACTACCACCAGCAGTGGCGACCGTGCCCATGGTCTGACCTTCTTTGTCTTCTTTACCGCCAAGTTCTTCTTGCAGTTTGGCCCCAGGTTTACCTTCTTGTTCGCCAGCTTCAAGTTCTTCTGCTAATGATGCAGCAGATTGCTCGTCACCTTCGTAACGAGTGTTATACAAACCAGCCAATTCGCCTTGGCCAATGCCATCAGGGAACTCAGGTGATCTATACGCTGTGGCTGTTTCCACAATCCGTACAGCAAATTCAGGGTCGATGACTTGGAATTCACCATCAACTAACTTAACGCCCATGCGCTCAAGTTGTTTTTCAACAGTGTCTACCTTAAGACCGGTGTACTCTGCAATGTCTGCATGACGGAATTGCTCAAGCAAAGCCAAGCGAAGAATCTCTGCTCGCTTCTCAGCGGGTACAGTGTTTTTACGGTTCTGCAGTGGTGCTAGTACACGCAGTAGTAAGTCGGAAATTAATTCGACACGCCGTTCACTCGAGATGTGGCTGAGGTCGGTTGAGTAGAAGCCGATGCGGGGGTCGTATTGGCGAGGGCCATTTTGTACAGATTGCTGATCCACGAGGGGTTGACCGGCTTGCTGGGATTGACCGGGTGCTTGCCCGCCACCCAAAGCGCCTTGGCTGGCTTGTTCATTTGCAGCTCCTGTTACTTGCGACGGCGCGTTACTACCGACAACATTGGATACTGCACCGGTGCCATCCCGTATTCCTTCTGCTGGTGACTGTCCAACTTGGAGGCCAAGCGATCCTGCAGGGAGACTTCCTGTCCCGACGGATTGAACTCCGCTGGGTTGTACATTCCCATCGACTGCTGCATTTGCTTCTCCTGCTCCGCCTTCGACTGATACTGCTCCCAGCCCGGTAGTTGTTTGCACAGGCAATTTTCCATCTTTAGCTCCTTTTTCCGCTTTTGCGGTTTGTGCTGCTGTAAATCCATCTGTATCTTGGCCTGTCAGGGCTTCGTAGATGGCGTTGAGTTGCTCCAGTTGATTACCTTTGGTAGTCGTCGAGAGTTTGTTGAGAATCTGAGTGGCTTCATCCAATGACTGAACGTGGTCAATCTGGAACTTGGTCATCACTTTGCCAAGAGCTGCAACAGCTTTATCTGCTGAAGGCACAGGGTTGTTGGCATTGAAATTAAAACTGACCAGTGGGCTTGGCTTTTCAGGCGTAGCAAATGCGTTGTTTGCTTGTGTAATGGCCTGAGCAATTTGCTGAACGTGCGGTGGCAACGTATTAAATACTGCAGCAAAGCGATCACCAAATGGTGCAACACGTGGACCTTCAATGTTCTGACCGAAGATGTTTAGTGATGTTGGGTTAGCAGGGTCGTACTGTGTGGCAACCTTACCAAACACGTCTTCGCGGTTAACTAACTTTTGCTGTGCTTCCTGTACTTGTTGGTTCTCAGCGGCAGCGGCTTGAGTTTGCTGCGCAATATCTGTTGTACCACCTGTTACAGCAGGGACTGTTGGGGGTGTTGCCGGAGGTGCAGGAGGGGCTACAGGGGGCACAACGTTAGTAGTAGGTGTACCGCTTACGCTTGGCTGGCTAAAAGCCTGTTGGATATCATTGCCGCCTTCAGGTGCACGCTCACCTGCAATAGATGCTAAGCCACCACGGACAACACCACCGCCGATACCGCCTTTAATCATGGACAAGCCATACTCATTGTATGCTTCATCACCAGTCAATGGCTTAAATGCACCGTAGCGCTCTATGCCAGTCTGTGCACCCTCGGTCAATGATTCAGTTCCAATACCAATAGCGGTTTGCTTACCAACGTTCTTTAACAAGCTGGTTCCGGCTTCCCGAGCCAGGATATCAGAACCTTTAGATAAAAACTTGTTGGCAATTCGTTCAGCACCAAATGCTGTGTCTAGAAAAGCAGAGCCTGCAGCGGCAGTACCTGCGCGGCCTTTATCTTCAATACCTTGCTCACGCTGTTCAGCACGGATACCACCATAGGACTGGGCTAAGTTACCAAGGTATGTGCCTGCAGCACCACCAATGGCTTGACCTGCAATAGTACCACCAGGACCGGCGAGAGAACCAATAGCACCACCAACAAAACGACCAGCCATACCAGCACCGACTGCCGTACCAACCTGCGGAATAATTTCACCAACAGATTCACGAATGGTAGTCAGCGGACTACGAATGGCTTCACCTACAGTATTGATCTGCGATGGGTTGCGGTACGCAACATCTTCACCGTAGCCTTCTACAGCTTTACCAACATTAGGCAATCCAAGGTCACGAGCAGTGGAGCCAATTGCGCCAATAGCTTGACCAGTTCCACGCTTGATGTCAGAAAAAAACCCAGGTTTATTAAACTTAAACCCAACTTCGTTGGCAATTTCAACTGGATCAATTCCGAATTGTTTAGACGCCAACTTAATGACGTCCGAGTCGGACTCAGCAGTAGGGAAATATGCCCGAAGCTGTTCAAGTGTCGCCATGTTGTACTACCTTAAAATGCTTTCATACGTGATTCACCCTTGCGAGCATCCAGCTCAGCTTGGGCTTCACGTGCTTCAGAAGTACTTGTTCCAATTGCACGCTTGGTCATACGCAGCAATTCATCATTGGTTTTGTTGTAGAACGGACGACCTTCAACAGCAGTTTCAGTTGGTGCTGCTTTTCCGGATAGAGCTTTATCTAGCGCGGATTGACCAAACACACCGGGGTACTTAGCTTTAATAGCTGCCAATGCCTTGGGGTCAGTTCCAGCTTCTGAGTATTCTTTGTATGCAGCCTCTTTAAGCTTTGGGTCAATCTCAGGTGCTTGGGACTTGTCAGCTTTCTTCAGAGTATTAATAAGCGCTGTAACGTCAGTTGACTTCTTAGCAGCAGCTAAAGCGCCTTCTTCCAAGATACGTTGTCCTGCAGGGCCATCTCTTTCTTTATCAGTCAATGCTTCATATCTAGCCAAATATGGTTTAACTGCTTCACCGGCTTCTTTGTTTGATTTGTACAACTCAGCCATGTTTCGATACACAGCAGCATGAGCTGTAGATGAAGCAGCACTTGCACGGGCTTGGCCAGCTTGGGCTTCAAACAAACCAGCTTTAATTTGTGCATCTAATTGTTTAGCGTTTGTAGCGGCATTTTGCGCAGTGGCACCAGCAGAAATAGCAGACGATGCAGCAGATGATTCAGTAGCCGCTGTTTTGCGTTCTTCAAGTGCCTGTGTCTTGGCTTTCCAGTAGTTCTCTGGAGTCGAAGACCGCATCATTTTGTCTTGAGTGTAATTAGTTAACTCTTGCAGAGTCTTCATGTCGGCAGGCATTGTTTCTTGTTTACCGTCTTTGTACGTGATAACAATACTTTTATCGCCGCCTACAGCACTAGGGACAATCTTTGCTCGACCACCGTCTTTAAAACCATCTAGCTTATCGGCGTTGTACAAAGGGATAAACCGTTTTTCAATAACAGACGCAGCGTCACCATTGGCTTCAGTTAAATCTTGAATCACTGAATTGTTAAACCCAAGGGCAAGCTCTTGGTTTTTTGAGTAGCGTGCAGCGCGATTAAGTTCGCCAAGCTCTAATGCACCCTTTTCAAACTGCTGAGCTTTACCAACATCAAGTCCGCGCAAACGTCTTAAATAATCTTTATCAGCTTGTTCTTGCGTGTACATTTCCTGTTTAGGAAACATCTTAGCAGCATCACCTTTTGGAAGCGCTACACCTAAATTTTCTTCTACTGCTTGACTTTGACGACCACCCATGTTGCGGTAATACTCATCATCGGCTAAACGGTTTTGTGCTTCGGTGGGCTGGGCAGGACCCATTGCCCCACCAGCAGTCATAAACGCAGAAGGCTGACCTACACGACCGTATGTCTCAATGCCAGCAGTACGGATATCCGCTTCGCGTTGGCGCTCACCGCGTTTGGCTAAAGCCTCTTCACGAGCCCATTCCTGCTGTTCTTGAGCAAGTTTCATACGCTCTGCTGAACTGTACATATCTCCGCCCATGCGGAAACCTTGTGCAAATGAACTTGCCATACTTTTACTCCTTACAATTTTGCGTAGTCAACAGCATCAAAGTTACCGTTGATACCGTTTTTAATATACGCTTCAGGGCGAACCAGTTGCACTTCATCAGCCATAACACCAAGCATTGTAGGACCGCCAGCTTTATATCGATAGCTGTATACAGGTAGCCCGTTGTCTAAAGTACCAACTTGTCTAATGTCTGTTTTAAGGCGACGATCAGAGCCCATAGCTTTTGAGGTTGCAACACCAGCAGCAGCACCAAGCACCATATTCCATGGGTTGTTTGCAGACTCAGAGTTGTAACGGCTGATATCAGCTTGATATTTATTAACGCCCAAGTTACCCACTGTACCCCATCCGCTTGCGGCTGAGTTAGCAGCATTTGTAAGAGAACCGCCTACACCAGCTGTAGCATTTTGCGCAGCATTAGTAACTCGTGTGCCCTGATCGCTTGCAGCCAATGCAGTATTAGTTTGCATGTTAGCTTGTGCGGGTAAACCCGAGTACATGTTAAACACGTTGGCTTGCTTCTGGAGTCCGAGTTGTTTGGCAGCTTCACGCGTTTGAGTAGCAGCACTGGCTTTAGCCAAAGCAAACTGCACGTTGTTGGCGTTACCGCCCATACCAGAACGACCAGACGTTGGGTCAATTCCATACGCACGGTCTTGCATCATCTGCCCTTGGCGGGCGTTTTCTTGTGCAGCAGCAATATCTCCAACCGCTTGACCAGCCATCTGCTCTTGATAACCAGCAGTGTTGTATAAGTCAGCATCTTTCTTTAATGCCGCCATTGCTGGAATAGCGCCTTCTTCGTATCGTTTTACAGCTGTTTCAGCTTGATCTAAATTAAATGTAGCAATTCGTTTATCCATTGCCCACTGTTCGTCAGCGCGTGATTCCGCTTTCTTGGACTGCGCAAGCAATGTAGGATAGATATCTGTTTTAAACGTGTTCCACTGTTCAGTGGACAAGTCCGCCAATTGTTTCTGTGCCTGCCCAATAGCAGGATCAGGTGCAGGTGCTGTACCTCCGCCAAGCCATCCCATTATTCGCCCCTTATAAATTCGTCAAAAGAATCGTTGGCTGCAGAACATGTCCACCCCAACAATGACGCTTTGCGTGCATCTGCAATACTGCCAGTCATGGCAACACATAGCACTACCAAGTTAATAAACTCTTTGCGCAACGTGTAGCCGTGCGCTTTGCCTTCAGCTGTTTCATTAATTGCATTTGATGTGTGCCATGCTGTAATAACAACAACCAACATACCAGCTAAGGCGGCATAGTTGTGCTGATAGAACTGATTAGCAGGTAACTTAATCAGCAGTTGAGTGAACACGTTGTGGATATCATCCACAGAGATACGGTTGTCCTTGTCGACAATATCGTCCCATGCCTCAATTGCGTTGTAAACCAGCGTCAAAAACTCCAGTACTTCTGGGTCTTTTACAGACTCAGTTATCCATGCGGCTAACGGCTGAAGTGTATGGTTACTCATGGGGCTGTATCTTACCTTGTTTATGCAAAAAATGTAACTTTTACGCAGGTGGAGTTGGCCAAACTACATTTATAGGATAACCAGATTGCGCAGGAATGTCACGTAATTCTTGTCGATATGTAGCCCAAACGGTTTGCTGTTCAGCAACTAAGGGGTTATTGGGTATCTGAGTCCAATCGCTGGCCTGCAATAACTGGTCACGTTTATAACGTACAGCAGCGCCAAGGTTCGCCAAATTAGGCTGCCAAGTCTTTGTAGCATAGTCAAAGTCATACCCATCAGCAGGCGGCATACCCTTATTAACAGGGGAGTTTGTGGCCGCATCATGGTACTGTGTGCCAGCGTCTGCTACCCCGTAGTACACAGAACACCCCGCAGGAATATCAAAATTGGAAACCTCGGTCACAGCAGTGCCCGTTTGGACATACCGCCCTTGGCTGGTGTAGTAAGCGTAGAAGATCATCGTTTGCTTGCCAATACAATTAAGTCTGCGTGTTTACAAGTCCAAGAATTACCGTACCCGTTGTAGATATAAGCTTCAACTACGAACGACCCGTCAAAAGGAATGACGTAGGTACCAGTAAAGGTGGCAGTCACTTTATCCCCACCAGGACCCATGGTTTGCACGGCCTCTAAACCAGACTGACCAAGGAATGTAGCTACTAAAGTACCGCCAGACGTCCGCAGGTTTAGCAATAAATTAATATCTCCAGCACCAAAATCAACTTTAACGGCTGTAAAAAAGCAATTGATAACCGTACCAACGGGAAACGTGGTAGCGGCAGTCGTAACTGAAGTCGACGTACTGCCTGTAAAGGTAAAGTTAATAGCCCCCGTGGCACTGACCGTAGTAGAAATAGCGCCCAGTGGAATACTGTTTGTATTAACAATGTCACCGTTAAGCTTCATTGTTGAACCATTAAACGAAATATTAGTAGCGGCGTTACCAAGAACAAAACTACCGTTACTGTAAATGTTGGCACCAGACCCAGTCATGTTTGGCCCAGATACCAAAGTAGGGCTAGAGCCTACAGCCATAGAGCCTTCAAAACTCCCCTTGGCAGCTGACAAAGTACCACCAAACACTGCATCACCGGCAGTATCTATATAAAAAGTATTAACTCCCGCTTTACGTCCAATAAGACCGGTGCTACCAAAGTACACACCGTTACTGGTGTTTGTCCCAGCGAACATTCCGTCAGCTACAGAGAACGTAACCCGTCCGGTAATGGTGTCACCTGCTTTGGATAACTTACCGGCAACCTGGGACAACGCGCTACTTGCATTTGTATTTGCAGTATTTGCCGTACTTGAGGCAGAGTTAGCTGTCGAGGCTGCAGAATTAGCTGTATTCTGTGCGTTTGTAATACTAGGCACAAGTGCTGAATTTAACCATCCAGGGTCTGCGTTAATGAAGCTGTATGCAAGGTTAGTACCAGCTGCAAAAATAACGTTTCCGGACATGTCCTTAATAGTTAGTCCACGGGTATCAATCTGATTTGCTGTTAGTTGCCCGCGAATAGAGGCTGAGCCAAACTCAGCAGAACCGTTACCATCTATTTTCCAACCGTTTGTGCCAGAAGAAAACCCCGTGGACTGAATGTACTGCCCAACGTTTATGGAGCCAGCAGTTAGCTTGTTTACGGCAAGGTCTGATATTTTGGCATCGTCAACGGCAAGGTTGCCGATCTTTGCATTTGTGACAGCCAAGTTAGCAATAGCCGCATTACCTACGGCAAGGTTGGCAATCTTAGTTGTCGTGATTGCGTAGTCTTTAATCTTGCCAGACTCAACCGCATCTGCTGCCAGCTTGGTAGCATCGATGATTAAATCACTAAGATCGACTCCGCCAACCAAACCAGTGCCGCCAAGTGTGCCAACTGAGCTGTTATATGGGCCAGCAATGTCTGCTTGAGATACAAAACGAATCCAGTAGTAAAAACTTTTGCTAGTTCCGACAGGGTCTGAGTAAACTGCGCCAGGGGCAAAACCTTGTAACTTTGCATTAGCAAGTACGTTATCTACCGAGCGCCAGACTTCTGTATAAGCATAATTGAGAAACGTGCCTGATACGTTAGGATCAGTCCAGCTTAAAAGAATATTGGTAAAACCGGAACTAATGGTTAACCCTGATGGTGTAGGGGGCGGGGTAGTATCTGTAGCCCCGTCATAGACATTGGTAATGGTCGTAAGAGAGATGGCAGGATTAAGGCCGCTGTTAATAGTTGTGCCATTAGGTAAGGGATTACCCGATATTGCCCCACCAAGAATTTCTATACTTTCCTTCATTGGGCGAAGGATGGCTGCTATGGTCGTGTCTTGAACCGGGGAAATTGAGGGTATACCCGGTAGTCTTGGCAGAGCAGACATTACGCCATCTCCAACTCATCGACAGATGTAGCCACAGTAATACGGCGTACAGGAACATTACCTGTGACTTCAATTTCCCAGTAGTACGACCGGGTCACGCTTGGAACCCTAATAGGCTCATCACTGGTCATATTAATTGTTAATACGCCTTGGCCCTCAGCGTACAAATTGACTGTAAGGTACGAGCCTGCATTAGCCGCCATGTATACGTAATCTGCGTGTAGTTGCAGTGCAGCATATGTTGTAGGCCGGTTGTGGATAAACTTTTTAGACCGCCATGTAAACACAGTATTAGCGGCTGCGTTGGTATCCAGTGAGTAAATTTTGTTATCAGCAGCAGACAAGAAATACACTGTGCCAGTGACAGGCTCAACAAACTTGGCTTTAGCGTTTGAATCAAACGTAGCCAAGGGCGGGTTATCCCCACGCAGAATAATGATGGACTTACGAGCCCCAGCCACAGTCTGGTAGAACCCAAAGTACATGTTGTTGTACACAGCACCTATCATGCTCGACGGGTTTAATAACTGCCACTCCTCACGGGTGTACAAAGCATTAGACATCACCTCTTGTGAACCAGGGGAGATAGACACTAAACCGTTGGGGCTCGCGTACAGAACGCCATACTGGTCGGACACAATAGATTTCTTGGACACGCAAGGCTGCACCAGTGACAGCTTCTCTTGCATCATGCTGGACGGTGTCGTACCAGTTACCATGTAAGGATTGCGCGTGGTTCCCACAAACAATGAATTACCAAACACGCCAAGTCCGACAATCGGGTAATCGGTAGTTAGCATGTATGGAGCAGGCCAAGCATGGGGTAGGTATGGCTCACAGAACCAGATTTGATTACCAGTAAACCCTGCCAGCAGGCCGTTAGGCATTGACACAATACCCTGCAGTGTAGAGGGCGGGGGTGTGAAATAGAGAGACGAGAGGACCGCACCTAGCTGGGTAGCAGTCTTTGTATCTACGTAGGTAGTCGTAGCAATTGGGATTTCGGCTACCAGCAAGTACGAAGCTGTAGTAGCCCCAATGACAGACCGGTAGATGCGGCGGTGCGTGAAGTTGTAGTTACCGGAAGGCGGGGTTGAGAATCCTGTAATGGTTACGGAGTCACCTGAGGTATTGACAGCGGAAATAAGAGTAGCAGGACTAGGTGCTGACTCCTCTGCCACATTACCAAACGTGGTGACATAAGTGTATATATAAGAACGGTCCTCGGAAGGTGCAGTGCCTGTACCAGCTTTAGTTACTGTTGGTGCACCTGCGGGAACAGGGACACCCATCTCATAATAATTGTTTGGGTACGGTGCAGTTGCTGAACTGGTTGCAAGCGCCCAGTTAGTCTTCCTAGGGGTAAACCCTGAGCTTGTAAAGTACAAGCGAAATTCAGATAAGTCGGCCACGGGGCCAGGTACAACGTCTACGTCGTAGTTCCACTCAAGCCAAACAGGTGTTGTGCCAGATGGGCCGCTGAACTTAAAAATTGATTGAACACTAGCACCACCGTTGGGTGTGTATTCTAAAGTGGGGGTGCGCCAAGGACGAATCTCGAGAGACGTTAGTTTGGCGTTGTTAGCTATTTGCGCTTGGTTTCCTTCAAGCGCAGTGGGACCAGTCCTCGGCACAATACCGGAAAAATTATCAATACGTAATCCGGGCATGATCCCACTTCCTCAATTAAACTTTGGGAGCGGCTTCAGCAGGAGCCTCGGCTTTCTTGGGCTTGGCTGCCTTTTTTTCGTCAGCTTCAATTTCTTCAGCCAATGCTTTGCCATCATCGTTGAGGTTAAACACGCCGTCATCGTCCAAGCTACCGACCTTCTTACGACCAGCCATCACGCCTACGATGATATTGCCAGCAACTAACTCAGCGCCTGTTGCTTCCATAAATTGTTCAAAACCGATTGCCATATTGGCTCCTTAAAAAGTTGTTACATACGGGGTTACGCATACATACTAGTCCAATAAAGAACATTCCGCCACACGTCGTTTAAGCAGACCAGGCAAAACTTTGCCGCCGCCTTTGGTCCAGAGCATCAGTTGTTCTTTTGCACCTTCCCAATCCCCGGCGTTGATTTTCCTCTTTAACGTAGATGTTTGCAAGCGCCCCGTACCTAGGTTATAACAGAAGTCCACAATGGCATTGCACTTACGTACGTCAGTGATTAGGCCCGGACAGTTACGCAGAACTCCGGGTAAATACGTATGCTCAAGCTCAATCATCAAAAGGGCGTGAGCCTCTTGCTGGCTCATTGGTGCGTCTTCCAATGTCACCTTGCGCTTGTCTGCGTAGTAGGTAGAACCGTAGCCAATTGTGGCTACATTGGCAGGGCAAAGGTACGGCTTGGAGCGAAAGCCCTCAAACCGTTTGCACATCTCTGCGGCTAATTCTAGATTCATAACCCACGCTTAGCCAATGTACGGTCAAGGAACCAGAAGTTTATTGTCCCAGCCAATAGTGCTGAGAAGTCTGGTGTCATCATGGTTTTAAATACTTCTATAGCTGGCGCACCGGCAAGCCACGCATTCCATGCAAACCATACGTGGATAAAGCTCCACACAAACAATACCCAGTACGTAACGATTGGACGCACAGAAGCTGACAGACTAGCAGCCCACCCACCGGCAGCTTTGACCATTGTGGCTTGTTGTTCTATCGCAGACTGAAACGCATCCATAACGCCTACGTCAATAGCGGCTTCCCGCTGTGCGCCAATCTCAGCCAACTTCTGTTGACCACGCAGCGTTTCTAATTCGCACTGACGGGTAAACATTAACAGTTCATGTTGGCGCTCATTCTTTTTATCAAAGAACTTCAGCACCTCTGGAGCCATACGGAACAGGCCACCAAAGACAGAACCCAAAATACCACCACTTAATACTTCAAACATAGTTAGTCCTTACAAGATTTTGATTTGTCTTCATTTTGCATGAGTTTGATACCAGATAGGAACCCAATCATGCCGCCGATAAGAGTAGAAAAAGCTGGTGAAATCATTTTGAAAATCTCGGCGTTGTC